AAAGCCGGCTTGGCGCCGGCTCGGGCTTCGGGGTAGGGTTGGCCTCGACGCCTGAGGCAACGAGCCCCCTGCTCGACATCGCCAGGCGCTACTAAACCCCAACGGGAGGCAGACCGATGGAAGAAAAAAAGATAGGGCGAGCCATGACCACGCGCCATCCACCGACCTACGAAGAAGGGTTGCGTTGCGGGCGCATCGAAACGCTTAGGGCGGCCCTTGTCCACCATCGCCAGATGGTCAAGGCGCTCGAGGCGCAGCTCGACAACGAGCGCAATGCCGAGAAGGCGCTGCGCGAGCTGCTCGACGAAGCGCACGCGAAGACGCCTGAGGTGTGGCTCGGCAAGCGGGTTGGCTCCGTCATCCGGGGCTTGCTAGATGGGTGGGGCGACCGGTGAAGCACACGCCGTCACAAGTCTTCGCTCGCGTTCCGCGCCTTCGACATCGGGGAGCCGGTGCGCGGCGGTGGCTGGCAACGCACGTTGCGCGGTGAGTGGATCTGCCAAGTCGCGCAAAGTGCCTATGCCCATCGCGCGCGAAAGCTAACTTGGCTGCTCTTCGTCGGGCGATGCCCCCCAGAAACCGACTGGTCTACGCCACCAGTCGACGTGGTAATCCGTAGCGAAACGATCGACCGATCCGGCAAGTGGCGCCGCCGAAAGGGGGTCGAGGTCATGAGCGCACTGGAGCGGCGACTTACGCCGCCCGCCTTCGCTCGCTACTTGGTAAACGCGGCCGCCAGCGCCGCCCCGTCGACGGATTGACCCGGTCAGGGTACCCTGCCCCGTGTGAGCCGATCCAAGCGCCGAAAGATGAGCCGGCACAGCCGGACTGAGCTGACCCGCAGCTTGCCCGAGCCGCGCCCGGGCGACCTCGGCGCGGAGTACTTCGGCGGGCGGGTGCCTTTCCAAGAACAATTCCGCCCGCACTTCGGCCGCTCGCTGGACCTCACCGTCATCGAGTCGGCGATTCAGGCGGCCAGCATCGGTCTCATGCGGCGCCTGACCGACCTCGGGCGGGAGACCATCAGCCTCGACGGCCATTGCAGCGCTTTGCTCCAGAAGCGGCTGAACCGGCTCGCTGCGCTCGATTGGCAAGTCACCCCAGCAAGCGGCCCCACCATCGACGAGGGGCGCGCGAAGGACTTCGCCGCTTTCGTCGATGAGCAGCTTCAGATGATTCCGAACTTCCGGGAGCGGGTCGTCGACCTCGCATGGGGCGCCTTCGACGGGCGCGCGGCAAGTGAGATCGAATGGAACCCGCGCGGGAAGTGGTTCACTGTCAAAGACCTGCATTGGATCCACCCTAGGCGTTTGAGCTTCGACCGACACCGCCGGATCCGAGTCATCGACTCGTCTCGGGAAAACGCCAACTTTGTAAACGAGGGATTCCCCGTCGAGGAAGTACCCAACAAATTCTTGGTGTACCGGCCTCGCCAGTTCGGCGATTACCAGGAACGCGAGGGGCTCGCATGGCGCACGGTCTACTGGTCTTTTTTCATGCGCTTCGGTACGCGCGAGCGGCTCATCCTGATGGAGCTGTTTGGCAAGCCATGGCGGATCGGCATGCCGAAGACCCCAGCCAACGGCTCCAAGGGCTGGAACGACAAGTCGCTAAAGGACGGCTTCGCCGCGCTGAACGCACTCGGCTTCACGAACACGGCCATGATGCCGCCAAACGTCGAGGTCATGCTCGGGCAGCCGGCGAAGGGCGCGGGCGAGGTGCACGACGAAATCATCAAGCATGCGGAAGCAACGCTTTCCAAGCTCTACCTCGGATCCACCGGGACCACGGATGCCGTGAGCACTGGGCTCGGCTCGAGCATCGGCGACGCCCACCTGAGCGAAGAGGATCTAATCATCGTCAGCGACGCGCGGCGCATCGGCGAGGCCATCGAGAACGGGCTAACCGATGCCATCATCGCGGTGAACTTCGGTAGCGGCGCCATCTCCCACGCGCCGTCATTCACCTTCAGCACCGACCCGCCTCGCGACCGCAAGACGGAAGGGGAGCTGATTCAGCAAGCGCTCGACGCCGGGATGCGCGTTTCCTATGCGGAGGTTCAGGAGCGGCTTGGCATTGGCGACGTGGCCGATGGTGACCCATTCATCCAGCGCCAGCCGCGCAACCTGAACGGAGCCGTTGCCTACCCACCGCAGGCTGAGATCGTTTGGCCAAAGGACAAGGCGCCGCCTCAAGGTCAAATCGTCGACATCCCGTTCGTGGCCGGCGCCTATCGGGTGGGCGAGCGTCCGCCACCCATCGACCCGAATGCAGAACCGTTGGGCTCGGGAGCGGCAGGCCCCGCCCTGCCGTCCGTTGATGACGGGTTCGGCTTCACCGACGACGGGCCAAAGACCGATGAGGCCATCGACGCGCTCGCTGCCAAGATGACGGCCGACGGCGTCGAGCGCTGCCGGCACGGGCACAACAATCGCTGCTGGCGTTGCGGCATCGAGCGCATTGACGACTATGAGCTCGGCGACGACGGCGGGGCCGTGTGGTCCGTGAAGTGGCGCCCCATCCGGAAAGACCTCACGGCAAAGCACGCACCGCGCCTGCTGTCGCCCGTTGCTGGCCTTCCGAGCGAGGGGGGCAGCCACTGGCATGCGCTGGACCGCGAAGCGAATAAAACGCAGATTGACGGACAGCATTCGCACGTATTCGAGATCGGTGGCCAACTCGTCGAGACCGAGCCGGGCGGGGCACACGGGCACCGGCTCGAGGGCGACCATCTCGACACCTACTTGCACGGCGGGGCGCACGCGCATTGGCTCGTGCTGCCTGATGGCTCACGGGTGCGGACCGAAGTCGACGGGCACCATGGGCACGAGGCGCTCGCCACCCACACCGCACAGGACGGGATGCACTGTCACTCGCTCGTTCTGCCGGACGGCTCCACCATCGAAACGCAATCGGTGCGCGACGCCATCAACGCGATCGACCCGACGGGGACTTTGGGCATTGCCCAGGCGGCCGTTGCCGCCCGCGAGCATGGCCCGCATTGCTGCCTCGTGGCGCAGCCGAGAAGCACCTTCGGCTCCCCATCGGACCTCGTGAAGCGGGGCGCCCTCGGGCTGGCGGTCATCACCGAGCAGGTCGGGAGCGCCATCGTCAAAGCCGTCCAGGGAAAGACGAGCGCAAAGGCAATCCGTGCTGCCATCGACGCGACCGCCTCGGGCTTCAGCCGGCGCAAGCTCGCCGGCATCATCGAGGGTGAGGTGCTGATGGGCCTCATGCTCGGCGCGCTCGATGCAAACTACGAAGCCGCGACGGGTGAGGGCATCAAGGTCGAGTCCTTCACCGACCTTCACCCGGACGCCAAGCTACTCGTCGATGCCCCGGAAGAGCTGGACGGCGTGGTGCCAGCGTCCGATCCGAGCCAGTCCGTCGAGGTCGCGATCGAAGACGGCAAGGCGAAGAAGGATCCCCGCTTCACCCGGCGCACGCCAGCCGAAGCCGTGAAGCAGTTCCAGGCGCGCGAAGTCGTGACCCGCGACGTCTTCGACGAGATGACGGACGCGGCTCGCCGCCGAGCCTTCACCGTCGCGGGGGCGGCAACCGACGAGATTGCGGCGACGGTCAAGAGCGAGCTCGCCAATCAGATCAAGCGCGGCGCCGACCTGAGGAAGTTCGCGCAGCAAGCGCAAACGCGGCTCGCGCAAGCGGGTTGGACGCCGGACAATCCGAGCCACGTCGAGACCGTGTTCCGCACCAACGTCCAGAACGCCTATAATTCCGGGCGCTTTAGGCAGATGACGCAGCCCGCTGTGATGGCGGCGCGTCCCTACATCGAGATCTTGACCGTCAACGACGGACCTCCGCGACAGCGCCTGACCCATCAAGCGGTTCACGGGACCGTGGTGCGCGCCGACGATCCGGCACTTCAGTCCGCCTATCCACCGTTCGGCTTCAACTGCTTCGTACCGGGGACGAAGGTCAGTGGCCGCTTCATCGGTGCATCACGCGCACTCTATCGAGGGAAGCTTGTCGAGCTCACGACGGCAAAAGGCCGTCGGTTGACCGTGACGGCCGATCACCCCGTACTTACCCCGCAAGGATTCTTCGCGGCGCAGTCGTTCGCAAAGGGCGAAGAGCTTCTCGGCTATCGCGTCGAGCCCGGGATCGCGGCGCTGCGGGCGCGAGCGCAAGGGCACGAACACGACGCACCATCGACGGCGCAACAGGTATTCCGTGCGCTCGAACAAGCGGGCGGAGCCCTCTCTGCCGGCTATCGTGCCGACGACTTCCACGGCGAGGCCTCGCGCTTTTACGGACAAATCCAGGTTGTAGGGTCCTATCGCGAGTTGACGCGTCACGCGCAAGCGGCAGCGGCGCTCGAGCAAATCGCCCAGTTCGGAATCGAATCGCCCCGTGCGATGGGTGGAGCCTTGCATGGTGGAAGCCATGCGGGTGCGCGTGTCGAGACTTCGGGTGCTCCCCCGGGCGGCTTCCCAAGCCTTCGCGCATTGACGGCGAGTCAAGCCGCGAGCCTTGATGCCCTGCCATTTGACGCGCTCCGCCTCGGAGCGGCCGCGCACATCGAAACCCGCCTCGCGGATGGCGCGCGCGACGACTTGCCGGCTGACCTCGCGCTCGCCCGCGAGCTGCTTGACCGAAGCTCCGGCGAGGTATTTACAGATCAAGTCGTTGATGTTCGTCAGTACAATGCGCTTTGCCATGTGTTCGACCTGGAAACGGAAACCGGTTGGCTCGAGGCCAACGGCATCATAACGGCAAACTGTCGGTGTCGCGCTCGCACCATCAGCAAGCGAGCTGGAGAGAACCGCGTGGTTGACGGCAGCGTGCTCCAAAGCGCGGTAGACCAGGGGTTCACCTCGGGCATCACGACCCTCGTTTGAGCCGGCAGGCTTGTCGGTTTTTCGCGTCGCGCGTACCCTTGAACGCATGAGCGCTGCCCGGAACCTATTCTTCGTCGATTCCGTCGTCGGACTCACCGACGTATCCAACCCCGACAAGCCCGCAACCCCGCGCTTCAAGTGGGTGCACGCGTGCAACGCCGGCGAGTACAAGGGGCATCACAGCGGCCCGTTCACGCTGGATCGAGAAGTGTTCGAGGCGTTCGTTCGCAACTTTCGAGCGGACCCGAAGTACAAGCGCGGCGAGCTTGAGATATCCGGGGAGACGGTGACCGTCGGAATCGCGCCCGTCCTGCAGTTCGATTACGAGCACGCATCCGAGATGATGGGCAGCGAGGGAAGCATCCCGAGCCAAGGGGCGCCGGCCCCCGCATGGGTGCTCGATGTCGAAATCCGAAATGCCGAAGGCGAGCTTCCGCAACTCTGGGCGCTAGCCGATATGGGCGATCAACTGCGGGGGCAGCTCGACCGCCGCGAGTACCACTCGCTTTCGATTGCGTTCACGACAGAGGGCGTCCATTGGAAAACCGGGGAGAGCATCGGCCCCATGCTGACCAGCATCGCCGTGACTAATCATCCCTTCTTGCGCGACCTGGAATCGATCGCCGCAACCAACCGCGCCCGAACCTCTTCCGCGCCCGCTGGCCAGTCTGCCGGCGGTGCGGTACAAACTACGCAGTCGGAGGCAGTCGACAGCGAGCAAACCACGAAAGGTCTCACAATGTCCGACGCACTCCGAAAGCGCCTAACTCCCATCCTCAAGATCACTGCCCTCGCCGATGACGATGGCGTCGCCGAAGCCGTCGAAGACGCGACGAGCAAATCCGCTACTCTGTCGGACCTCCTGACCCTGCTCGGTGTCCCCGATGGCGCCAGCGCGATGGAGATGATTCCCAAGCTCCGCGAGGCGATGGGCAAGCTGTCTTCGCTCCAGAGCGAGCTAGCGTCGTTGATGGCTGCGGACGTTGCCACCGACGAATCCGCTGCCGTTTCGGACGTTGCTGCCGCGCTGTCGACGAACAACCTGCCCGCCTCGATGAAGGGTGCGCTCGAAGCTCATCGCAAAACGCTCGTGTCGGGCGCCATCGACGCGGCCAAGGCGAAGAAGGGCGGCAATGACCTATTGCTCGGCGAGGTGCGCGAGGCCCGTGGCGCCGGCCGTGAAGCCTTCCTGAAGGCCTACAAGATTGCGGACCCGGCAACCCGCAACTTGACCCGTACCCTCGTGGCTGGCCCGAACGGCACGCAGGTGGAGCCGCCCACCTCGGCGCTGACCATCGACGACCGCAACCCGCCCGCGCCCGATACCGTCGACCTGTCGGCGTACGAGGGCAGCCCCATCAAGCGCGTCATGCAGCACTTGAGTTCCAAGGACCCGGGGTTCTCTCAGCTGTCCTACGACGAGCGATTCAACCGCGCGCGCGCCTTCAGCCGCACCCACACCATCACCGCAGCCTGAATCGGGCTCGACCAACTCCCAACCAATCAACCCCTTTCAGGAGACTGACCCATGCCCGAGCCCCGTCGCATCGTTCCCGACCTAGGCGTCCGTGGACGACTCAATGAAACCGGCAGCGCGATCGCAAAAAACTTGATCGTGCGCCGTCACACCAACGTGGACACCATCCAGCCGGTGACCGCCAACTCTCAGCAGCCGCTCGGCGTGACGATGGAGTCAGTCGCCGACGGTGCAACGGGTGACGTTCAGGTCGAAGGCAAGGCCACCGTCATCGCGGGCGCCGCCGTTGCCATTGGCGCCCTCGTCACGGGCAACGCAAGCAGTCGCGCCATCACGGCAGCATCCGGTCAGTTCGTGCTTGGCACGGCTGAAACCGCCGCAGCCGCCGACGGCGACATCATCGAGGTCGAACTCGCCAGCCAGCCCACGGTGGCCCCGTAACCCCCGCTCCACCTGAAAGGGAATTGAATCAAATGTCTGCACTAGCAATGCCCCAAGCGAGCGGGCTCTTCTCAGAGAAGCCCGGCATTCTTACGGGCCAAGACGCGCAAGCCTACTTCGAGCGGCGACGCCAAGGGCGCACCGTGTCTGCTGCCCTATCCGGCACCGGCATCGTCGGTCTCGACGGCCGCCAAGTGAACTTGACGCTCTCACCCTCCGACGTTCACGAGGAAGAGGAGATGAGTTCCTATCTCGCTGGCTATTCGCCCGCGCGGTACATGTCCGACGTTGCCGCGCCGCTCGTGACTGACGTCCCCGTGCTCTTCGACAAATTCCGCAAGCTCACCGTTGCAAACGCCTTCCGGCGCGCCAACGTGCTCGCGTCAACCCAGGGAGCAATCAACGAGGTCGACCCGGAAACGGAATTCCAGAACTACCGTTGCGTGGACCGCGCGCTCGGTGGCTTCGTGCCTCACATGACGTCAGCCAACGAGAAGAAGGCGTTCAACACACGCCAGGCACTCGGGCGTCGCATCGCGTGGGCGCTTGGTCTCGACCGTGAGATCCGAGTGTTCGGCGCCGGTGGCCTGCTCAGTACTTCGACCAACTTCGATGCTGCAAACCGCATCACTATCGGCGGTGGCAACGAATGGGATACGACCAACGGGGACCCGCTCGCCAACATCAATGCGGCGATGGAGGCTTCGGCCATGCCCATTACGGACTGGTTCATGAGCACGCCGTCAATGAACGCCATGATTCAAAACGCCAACTTCCGCGCGCATAACCGATTCTTCATCGGTGACGATCGGCAGGCTCCGCAGGTTACGGCCGGCGTTGGCGCGGGGAACCGCGACTTCGTTATCCCGGGCTACGACGCCACCTTCCACGAGGTGCCGGCGAAGGTGCTGAACGAGGCAACTGGCGCGCTGGACTTCGTCTTGACCGACGTGTGCATCGGTATCCACCGCCCCCCCTCGGGCGTGCCGACCACGGGCGAAGACATCATCACGGCGCAAACCTTCCGCTTCACGGGCCTTGGCGCAACGGACGGGTTCATTACCCGCGAGTTCGACGTCGAGGATCGCGGCATGGCGGGTGGGCGCAAGATGGTCTCCGGCTACAGCGAAGACGTCGTGATGGTCGGCCCGAACGTGGGCGCCATCATCATCAACACGCTCGCGTAATCACGCGAGAATCGACCAAGCCGGGAGGTCTGCCTTCTCTTCCCGGTGCACGCGGGCCATCCCCCCCAGGGTGGCCCGCTTCCTTTTTGTGATAGCCTGCGGGCATGGCCAGCCGAAAGCCCCCTACCCCGCCCCCTGCTCCATCCTCTGAGCCCGACGACGAGGCCGCGCCCGACGATGGAAAGCCCGCTGCCACCGCCCAGCCGCCCGCCGAGCCTGCGGTCGCGCTCAATAGCCGAGGCGGTTCCCGTTGGCACGGGAGCAATCAAACTGGTCCCGGAAGGCGACTGGAAGGCACCTGGGTAGGCACGGTGGACGGCAAGACCACGACCGTGACGCACGGGTGCCCGATCAAGGGGCTCCCCGAGAGCGTCGTTGCAGCACTCAAGGCATCGAAGATGAACACCTTCGACGTCACGAAGCGCGAAAGCCTCTGACCCATGGCGTCGTTCGTCAACGAGACCGACCTTCGCAACCGCATCGGGTCGGCGAAGATGGCGCAAGTCTTCGACGACGACGGCGACGGCGAACCCGACACGGCCCCGCTTCAATCATGCTTGGCTGATGCCAACGACACGACCGAAGGCATCTTGCTTGGCAAGGGCTTCACCCGGGACCAACTCAACAAGCTGTCCGTCGACGCTCAGATTCGGCGGGCGGCTTCTGGCATTGCCGCGCAGATAGCCGGCGAGCGGCGCACCGAGTGGTTGAACGATCGCGGGGAGGGCCAGTACCACTCGATGGGGGAGCGCGCGAAGGACAACCTTAAGGCGCTTGCGGCTGCCGAGCTTCGGAGCCGAGTCGAGTACACGACCGAAGGCGCCGGGGAAAACGAGACGATCAAGGCGCAGCTTTCGACGGGTTGCCCGCGCTTCATCATTGCGCGCGACGCAGGGAGCGGCGCCAAGTCCGGGCCGGGTGGGTTCTAGCGACGGCGGCATGCCCCGGCGGCCTGGACGCTGCGGGGCAACCAATCGAGACGGCGATCGATGCGCCCGCGAGGTAGGGCACGGCGAGTCGCACGAGGGCAAGAAAACGGGGGCGCGCTGGCGAGGGCTTTGCCAGCGGTGCTTTTACGGCGAAGAAGCGGCGCCGTGCACTTGCGTGGTCCCGGTGCGATGTGAGGCAAAACGCGGCGAAGCCCGGTGCATCCTCGATGCCGGTCACTCGATGGCGCACGTTACGGCGGTTGGCCTATACTGGCGGCAATGATTCGCCGGACCGAAGCCGATACCGCAGTCGACAACCGTATTTTAGAGTTGCGGGCGCAGCTGGAGACAGCAAAGCACAAAGACGTGCGCGGTTCGATTGCCTTCGAGCTGGCGCAGCTCGAGCAATGCCAGCGGTCGCGACGCCGGGCGATGGCGCGCCCTTCGGTAGAAACGGCGTAACCCACGATGGCCAAGCGCACGAGCAAGCCCCGACAGCCGCCGTTTCAGCCGCTTCAGGATCTGATCGACGAGTTCGGGGAGCATGCGCTTACGGCCATGGTTGAGGTGACTCCGGTCATCGCCGAGATACTCGTCGCCGCCGTGCAAGACGTCTTCGAGTCCGAGGGCTTCGGGAAGTGGCCCGAGCTCGCCGACAGCACGATCGCCCAACGGCGAGGGGGGCCGGGGCAGGCCATCAAGATCCTTCAGGACTCGGGGTTGCTTGCCGGAAGCATCAACCCGGAGTCTTCGCCGGATTCTGCTTCAGCGTTTACCAACGTTCCCTATGGCGCCTGGCACGTCATCGGGACCGAGCACATGCCGAAGCGCGACTTCCTAGAGGTGGACGCTGACCTCGTCCAATTCGAGGCTGCCGAGGTGTTGCTCGAGGCCATTCAAAGTTTCGGAGCAAGATGAGCGACGACCTCGATTTTGACCGCATTAGCAGCCTTGCCCGGGCCTTGCTAGCCGCCATGGCGCCGGCTACTGGTATCCGTGCGTCGGGCTCGCTAGCCGTCACAGCGCCCGCCGGTGGCGGTGAAGTGACCATCCCGCGCAACGCGTACGCCGTGCCGGTCGTGTCCGGTCAGTTGCGGCACGACTGGCTTTTCAAGGTGGGGCCGAACCCGGCCACCCTGAACCCGAACCAGACGGGGGGAGACTGGCCCATCGCCGACGGTGCGACGGAGAGCGTCGCCCTCGTGAGCAACCTGGGAGGGGCGCGCCACAACCTGCCATTGGGCACGGTGTTCCGCTGGCTGCCGCCGGTCCCGGGCATCGCCGAGACGGCCGCGCTCGACGTCGCCACGACCGGAGGAGTGGACTCGACCATCCTCCGGCGCGCCGCGTACTTCGAAGACGTGTCACCGGCCATCGTCGCGAAGGACCTCTTCGCGGGCTCGCTGACTGACTTTCCGGCGGCTGCCGTCATCTGGTCCACCTCGAGTCCGGTGGAGGGGCGCACGAGCGGAGCGGGGCAGGGAAGCACTCGCGTCGGTCAAGGCCTGCGGTTCATCCGGGAAACCTTCACCATCGTCGTCGCAGCTGGCGACAACACGAGCGACACCCGTCGCCGGTCGAACGGACTCGTTGCCGTCCAGGCCATCACCCGGCTGATCACTGACCGGCGGGTGAACGATGATTGCGAGGTGCTGAGCGCCATCGGGGCAGGCGTCGAGGTCGTCACCCGGCGAAGGCTCACGCGGACACAGAACCTCTACGTGTACGACATCACGGTGCGCCTCAATTCACTGCTTCGCCGGGTCGAAACGCGGACCTTCAACCAGTGGCTGACCGCGCACCTCGAGGCCGCCTTGCCCGGGCGGGAGGCGCCTGAGCCCACCGACCCGTTGACGCTGGTAGACGTCGACGACCCGATCCCCCAAGCGTAGCCGGCTCGACGGATCCGGCCCGAGCCGGTAGGCTTCGGATCGATGCCTGCCCCGGACCCTTCTCCATTCGCGCTGTTCCTGAGCTGCAACCCCGACGGTGGGCTCGTCGCGCGGTACGGTACGCGCACCTTTCTCGGAGCCGACCGCGACGCCACGAATCCCAGCCGGGTGACTTACTACCCGGAACGC